CAAAGGTGAACAGCATCGACAGCAAGCGCACCATCACCGTTGAGGGCTCGCTTCCCACTACCTCTCTCATCGGCGAAGCGTCTTCCGTCACGCAAGACGAAGTCACTTTCGGCACCGCTATCAGCGTCGTTCCGTACAAGTACGCGACGCGCTTGACCATCTCGCAGGAGTTCATTGAGGACGCCATCGGCAACGGCGGCATCGGCAGCGGACTTGCGTACTGCGCGGACAAGTGCGCGATGTCGATCGCACTCAAGCAAGAGGAAGCGTTCACGACCGGCACTGGATCCTCGCAGCCTGAGGGCTGCATGGGTTCGAGCATGAACACCAAGTTGGCGGCATTGTCTCAGGTGACCGACCTTAGTGCTGCCGCGATCACCACGATCACCGCCGACAACATCATCGACACTTACCACCTCGTGCCGCCTGAGTACCGCATGGGTGCGAGTTTCTCGTGGCTGTTCCATGACACGTTCCTGAAGACGGTGCGCAAACTCAAGAACACTGGCGCCACCACCAGCAGCGGCGCTTACCCAACCGACTACATCTGGACGCCGGCCAACTCGACCGCTGACACGATGGTTGGCGGTTTCCCCGGAACTCTGTACGGAACTCCGTACCGCGTTGCCAAGTACGCGCCGACCGGGACCGTGAACAACAACATCTTCGCGCTCATCGGTAACTTCGAATACTTCGAAATCTTTGATCGCACGGGCATCACTTCGTTGGTCGACCCCTACAGCGAGAGCGCAACCCATCAGGTGAATCTGATCGTGTACACCCGTACCGACAGCCGCATCATGCTGGCGAACGCCTTCGCTGCGATCACCTGCTGACCTTTTCTTTTCCCGGGTGCTGCGCGTCGGAAGGCGCGCGGTACCTTTATGACGGTGCCACTCTCCACAATCAAGTCGGCTCTTCGTATCGACTACGACGACGACGACACCGAGCTAATTCGCTTGCGCGAGGCGGCCATCAGTTTGATTAGTCGGCGCACCGAGCTGCTGCTCTACGAACAGACCGCAACGATGTACCTTGCGGACTTCTCCGACACGCTGCTCCCGTCGTATCCGTTCACGTCGCTGACGAGCGTCGTCTACAAGGACGCTAGCAACGTGACCACCACGATGCCGGCGACCGACTACTGGATCGACAAGACGCAGGGCCCGATGTTCGTGTTGCGGTTCCTCGAGCACCCCGCGATCTACGAAGGCACCGCAATCACGGTGACCTACGCCGCGGGCTACGCCACGATCCCGAATGAGATCGTGCACGCCGTCATCGCGTTGACTGGCGCGTGGTACAACAATCCCGAGGCGAGTCAGCCCATCAGCCTCGCCGTCGTGCCGTTCGCGCTCGAGTACATCATTGAGGCTTGCAGCGTCAGGAGCGGAATCCGATGATTAGCGGTGGCCGACTTCGATTCTCGGCGACCGTCTACCGAGCCGCGACGACGACCGACATACTCGGTCGACGCACGAGCACGTTCAGCGATGTCGGCGACATGCGCGTCGACATGCGCGAAGCGGGATCGTCGGAGGTCAGTTACGCCGACGGCGTGGCCGTGGTCGCGAATTACGAACTGCGCGCGCGCTGGCCAAACATCGCGCGCCTCACTGTGACCGAACTCGACAGGCTCGAAGTGCGCGGGCGCACGCTCCGCATCAACGGCATCCGCAACCTCGATGAGCGCGACCGCGTCGCCGTGCTCGATTGCAGCGAGGTCACATGATCGAGTCAACGATCATCGGATGGATCGGATCTGCGACCACCGCCGGCAGCCGCGTCAGCGTCGGCGCGCGCTTGCAGTCGACCACGCTGCCAGCGCTCGTTATCGATCTCACCGAAGGCTCAGCCGCCGCGCTGCCGTCGGGTGGCGTGCGCAACCTCTACCAGTATTCGCTGTCGATGTCATCCGTCGCCGACACGATGCTTGCCGCGCAGAGCCTCTCTGACGCCGCCATCGCACTGGTGAAGACTGGCGCACTGGTCGCCGGCGGATGCGCCTATGAACCCGTCTACGCCGTCATCCAACCGCCCAACGTCGGCGAAGGTGACGAAGTCGAACCCGCAATCGTGACCGCCACCATGACCATCATGTATCGAGCATAACTATGGCAAGTCCAACCACTCTCGCACTGTTCAGTTGGGGCGGAACAACGATGCCGTCGGTGGGCAGCGCAACCGTCAGCCTGACCCAGACTCCTATCGACATCACCGACCTCGGCAGTTCCTACAAGAAGCACGCGTACGGATTGCTTGAGGGCACCGTTAGCCTTGAGTTGTTTTACAACGAGACCGACCACAAAACAATCACGGACGCCCTGACCACTGGCGCAACCGCTACTGCTTTGGTTGCGTGGGCTACAAGTAAATCCATCAGTGGAACCGCGATGGTGGAATCTTTGTCGATCACCGTCGCGCCGAACGGCGTCGCCACCGCCAACATCGAACTGCGCTTCACTAACGCCGCAATTTCCACCGATTTCACATGATTTCCGCACTGCTCACCCGTCCACTTGTGCTCGAGTTCCGTGGGACGCAGATCACTCTGCGCCGCCCGACGGTCGCGCATCTTGTCGCCGCCATCGATGCGACCGAGCGCGGCGTCTACATGCCAGCGTGGTACGTTTGGAATCACGTCATGGATGGCGACGCGCAAGCGTTTGAGTCGCTCGAGGCGGTCATGCAGCTTGACGCGCCGGGCGTCGTGTTGCTCGGGCGAGAGATCGAAGGCTTGTATCTGGAGGGATTGGACTCACCCGGGCTGCGCGCGAAATCCTGAGCGCAGCCAACATAGAGGTGCGACTCGACAGCCCCGTCGCTCTGTACCACGGTCTGCATAGTTCCAAAGGGATGGCTTACGATGTCTGCAAACTCCTTCAAGATGGTCATGGAGATCGACGGCCCGAACGTTGAGCGCATCAACGCGGCGCTTCGTCGGCTTGCACAGAAGGACGCGACGAAGGCCATCAAGAACGGTTTCCGCGAGTGGACGCGCATTACCAAGAAGACTGTGATAGCGCTCGCTCCACGCGGTCGATCAACCGCAACCGAGCGCGTGCGCGGCGAGATGCGACCCAACCCGCATCTCAAGGCGAACGTCACGACCAAGGTCAAGGGATATTCGAAGGGTCAACTCGTCTGGGCTGCTGTCGGCATCAAGGAACAGAAGGGCACGTACAACACGCCGCACTGGTATGCGCGATGGGTTGAGTTCGGGCACGTGCTCAAGCGCCGCGCCACGAAGGAAGAGGAACTGCGCAACCTGACCCGCGGCAACGTCAAGAAGAAGGAACGCACGACAACGACCATCGGACGCGTCGCCGGCAAGCACTTCATCTCGAAGGCGTACGCGATCAATGAGATTCGCCTGATGCCGATCATGGAAGAGCACATCGCTCGCATGGTCGCGAAGGGGCTCAAGTAATGGCGAAGGTCTCTAAACTCAACATTGCCATCACTGGTGACTCGAAGGGTTTCACCGCCGCGACCGAGAAGGCCGCGAAGTCGATGAAGAAACTGTCGCAAGATACCGCCGCGACCAAGGTCAATCTTGGCTCGATGAAAGGCGGATTCAATCAGACCGCCGAGGCGCTCGCGAAGTTTGGCGTGCAAGGCCGCTCGCTTCAAATGCTCGGCGGACTCAGCGGCATCGCGTCAATGGGCGCCATGGGCGCAACGCTCGCGGGCGCTGGACTCGCAATCGCCGGCGCAACTGCTGCCGTGAGTTCAGTCGTCAACATGGTGCAATCCATGCCAGAACAGCGCAAGCGCGCAATTGAAGCTTTAAAGATGGTCGCTCGAGACGACCGAAACAACTTTGCGAAGTTCGGTCTGACGCGTGGGCTTGCGGAAGGCGCCGCCGGCCAGCGGGCACCATCTGCAACTACAGGCATGGGCATTCAAGCCGGCATGAACACAGGGTTCGCGAGCCAGAATTCCGTTCAGTCAAGGTTGTTGAGTACGTTGTTTAACGATGTTCCGGGCGCAATTGGCATCATGGCCGGTATGCGCATTGGTGGCGCATCATCTGCACAAGCAAGTCTTGAGGCGGGTCGAGCACTGATGGGGGAAAGCACTGGACAACAACTGATGAACACCATCAACGTCTACAACGACGGCATCAGCATGTGGAACAAGATGAAGGGTTGGGCTTCCTTTTGAGCATCACCTACAACGTCACCTCGAGATCGTGGACTGATGCGGGCGCTGGCGGGCAGCAGAGTCTGCGCGTGAACGTTCGCGCCGTCAGCACGACATCACTGAACTCGTCGATCGACAGCACGTGGACAACGCTGCGCGACGGTGCGGTCGGAAAAGTGATGTCGTCCTATTCAACGTTTACGCTGACCAACCTCATCGGAACCCTTCGGTTGCGCGAGTACACGGTGACAGTCGTGCCGAACACGAACGAAACCGTGTTCGACATCGCGGCGATCTACAACAGTGAATACAGGTGGGCGAACATCACGACCGGCGGCGGCACGTCTGCCATGCACTTACCGCCGCAAGTCGAGTTCACCGCCGGCGAGCGCATGACCACCGTCTACAGAAATGCGACATGGACTACAATCCCTAGCGCAAACCTGAACACAACGGCCGACATCGGCGGAACGAAGGTAGATCAAGCCGGCAAGGGCGTGCCCGTCCGCGTTGCGACGATGGACATTAAAATCAGTTTGTTGCTCGACACGTCACAAGCGGCAACGACGGGTTCACTTATTAGCCTCTACGACGACATGACAGCAGTGCAAGGCCGATGGAACAGCGTGAAGTTCCTGCACTGGGGCATCGGCTCAGTCTACTGCCTGAGCGCCGATGTGAACCACGTGCGTGACGAGTACTACAGAACCACCTACGTATTCCGATGGGATCGATGGTCAGACTGTGAGCAGATCTGCGAGACAGACGCGGACGGATATCCGTTCCTAGTCGGCGGTCAGGCCAAAACGGTGTTTTGGAAATCGCTTGCTCGAGACACCATCGACTTCAATCTTATCTTCGATACGCAAAACGACCCGACGCTCGCAAAGCAAATATGCCTCGAGGGTAGTTGGTTGACCTACCCATGATCAACCGACGCAGCGACCTCAACAAGCTTCGCACGGTCACGCAAGGGCCGCAGTATGCCGAGCGTGCTGCGCGTGCGCGCCTTGATGCCGATCGCCAAATGTACTTGCTCGCGAAGATCGAAGAGTCTTCCGCCATCGCGGGCACGTCCTACCGTTACCTCTACAGTTGGACACGCGCCGAGATCAAACTCTCGAGCGTTGGCAGCGGCAAGGATTTCCAAGTACGCGCATCGGAGCCGTACTACAACGGCACCGCGCTGAACATCTGCGAGGCCGCCAACACCGCGACTTTCATCGGCCCCGGCATCAATCCCGCGAACATCCCGCCCGGGTTCTCATTTAAGCCCATCGAGGGCTACGTCCTGCTCTTCCCCCAGCGTCGAATGACCGTCGGTGCCGCTGGCAGCGAACTGGTCTGGTGCTTCTACGCTGCTAACGCCATCGATGGAGTGTGCGAATAATGGCTGGCAATTACGACATGGTCATTGAGCAGGGCGCGACATTCTCTCTCGCCATCACCGTCACCGGCATCGACTTGACTTTGTACAGCGCACGCGGTCAGGGCCGCACGACGCACGAGTCACCCGATAAGGCGTTCACGCTTTCGACCGCTATCGCGTACTCGTCTCCCAACAGCACGATCACCGTGTCGTTGACCGCGACGCAGACCACCGCGCTTCCCGCGCCTAGTTCTGGCGTCTACGACGTTGAGTATGTTTCGGGCAGCGGCCTTGT